ACTTGTAGCATTTGCATCTACAACTTTTATAAATTGTTCTAGTGTAAAAAATGTACCATCAATGTTAATAGCTCTACGTTGTCCACCATAATAAGGTAAGTTTATAAATTGTCCTGGTTTTATGGTCCCTGTTTCCGGATCCTTTGTCAGTTGTGTCTGCTTAGGAAAGATCTCACAATCAGATTTTAAATTAAATATTGGTAACAAATTACTTAAGAATGATACAATGACTGTGGATTGTACAAACTCATTCATAAATAAATATAAATGTAGACCACCGCTTTTAGATTCAATGGGTATCAAAGGTAGATCGTATTGTTGTATTGTTTCTAAATAAAATTGTTTGTCAAAATTTTCATATTGTTTTGGGTCTATATCTATGACTCCAAACCTAGCATCACCTGCTTCATTAGTTGGTTGTATACCAACAGATATCTTACCACTTAAATGGTCTTGATATATATTGTCTGTGAACTCTTCGTATGTCCATCTGTAATTTGGTTTTTGCTTTCCGCTTTCTGAGTCGACAATTGCGTTGGTCCAATCTGCGATACCATACGCATGTCTATAGCCATTAAATATCTTTATATATTCCTGCATAATTATCCTGTCTACGTGGGCCACTCAGTCTCCCTCCTGGCCCACGCTGTGCACATACCCCGAAGGGATTATATAATGCTGCTACTTTCCGCTGGTTTCTGTTCACCATGCTTCGCTTTCACTGCACCTTTTGAGATGCTTTCAGAAAACGATTTAGCTTGTTGATAGATACTTGCGTCAGTAATAGGACCAACTTTACTTACTTCCCAACCAAACCATGTGCCTTTATCATTAGACATTTGGGTAGTCTTTAGTTTGTAAATGTGGCTAAAAGATGCCGGTGTATATAAACCGTTTTGACCTTTTAGTTTTATGCCCGACATCATCGAATTCCATTTTCTACTAATTTTTAATTGAGTAGATTTCATAGAGATCAATGCAGTCGCTGGACTGTCACCAGTTATGATCACAAAGTGTGATGCAGTTTTCTCAATATAATTACCATTAGGCAATCTATCTTTGTAGCTTGCATCAGCTTTTGTTTTGGACATGATGTCAGATGAAGAATCATAGATAGCAACTGGTGCTCCTGGTCCTTCTCCTCTATCTTTCCATTCGATGTATTCGAGTTTGTAAAAACATGGAATTACATCTATGCCTTTTACTCCGTCGTATAAATCTCCAGTCACGGAATTAAAAATCATTCCGGGTTCTGCACCTTCAACATACTTACCATCACGTTTGTTAACTTCTGGTGAAAGCTGTCCTAGGATTTTTAAGAAAGGAAGGGCTAGATCTTCTTGACCTATTTTACCCAAACCTTTTGCTGCATCTTCTTCAAAAATATTTGAAGGAAGTCCTGCAGACTTTTTCTCTGCTACTTGGTTCATGGTTATTTACTCCTTGTTATTTTTGTTCTGTTGCTTGTGAACAAATTAAATAGATCAGAGGGCATATCAAGTCCAGCCTCAACACGCTCTCTGACCAGTGCTTTAAGTGTCATGGGTTCAACCTTTAATTTCTGGACAGGTTCATACCCTTGACCTTGTGCAAGGACAGCATATTGCTGTGCCTTGTTATCTTCGGAACGACCAAAAGCAACGGTTATCTCATTCTTGATAAGATCACCCAGGCCATTCTCACGAAGCCATTTGTATGCTTCTTCCCTTTTGTCTGCAGGTATAGAAGCACCATAAACAGGTTTCACTTCAACTGAAGTTCCATCTGCTAATTTTAATGTAGAGATATTCATTTCTTGCATCATCGTAGGAATTACCTCCGCTGAAACAAGTTCAACTTTTCTTTTTATCTCTTTTAGTTCTTGTTCTTTTACTAGAAGCTCTGCTTCTAGTCCTTGTAGTTTGACTACTTGATCAGATAATTTATTGGCATCATTAGCACCATCTAAATCTTCTCTTTGGTCTTTTTCAAAATCAATCGACATTGACTTCTCCTTTCTCATGTAAGTTTATTTTAAGAGGATAATACATTCGTTCTTGTCTATCCCATTTTAACAAATTAAATTTGCCATTAGTATACTCAGAAACAATAGAGCATGCAATACCGATAATCGCAGGATCACCTGTTAATAAAAGATAATCTTCTTCAGTATAATCTTTTAACAACTTTCTTAATTTAAAAACTAATGGTCCTGGTGAAAATATTATTTGTGAAAATTCTGGTAACAAAAAATGAAAGTCACCATATTCTCTTGCACTTAAAATATTTATTTTAGGAGCACCAGCTTTTGTTCCTGGTAATTCTTGTATCACGTATACTTTTTTTCTTTCTGGCATTGACAAACAATATAGGATGTTCTATATAGATGTCAACTAGAAAGAAGAAAAATTATGAATTATAAATTTAAGACTAAGCCTTATGCTCATCAGGTAAAAGCATTAGAGTTATCATGGGATAAACCATACTTTGCATATTTTATGGAAATGGGTACCGGTAAATCTAAAGTATTAATAGATAATATAGCTATGTTGTATGATGCTGGTAAGATCAATGGTGTTCTAATTGTGGCACCAAAAGGTGTATATAAAAATTGGTATGATGGTGAGATTCCTACACATATGCCAGATCATGTTGAACATACAGACGTATTATGGCAGGCTATGATTAATCAAAAACAACAAAAAGAATTAGATAAACTATTTGTACCTGGAGAAGATCTACATGTATTAATTATGAATGTAGAAGCTTTCTCTACTAAAAAAGGTGTGGAATTTGCAGCTAAATTTTTACGTTGTCATAGAACTATGATGGCTATTGATGAGTCTACTACTATTAAAAATCCAGATGCTAAAAGAACTAAACATATTTGTTCTTTAGGTGAATATGCACCATATAAAAGAATACTTACAGGTTCTCCTGTAACTAAATCACCATTAGATTTATACAAACAATGCGAGTTTCTTAAAAAAGAATTACTAGGACATACCTCTTATTACACGTTTAGAACAAGATATGCTAAAATGAAAACAGCAAACTTTGGTGGTAGATCTGTACAAATTGTAACTGGTTATCAACATTTAGGAGAGCTGTCAGAAAAACTAAAAGCTTTCTCATACCGTGTACTAAAGGATGATTGTTTAGATTTACCTGCAAAAACATTTGTTAAACGTATAGTGCAACTTACACCAGCCCAAACTAAATTATATAAACAAATGAAAATTTTAGCTCTTGCACAAATGGATGGTAAGATAATGACTACTGCTACGGTTTTGACACAACTAATGAGACTCCAACAAATAACTTGTGGTCATTTTACAGCAGATGATGGCACTATAAAAGAAGTAGACTCTAATAGATTACCAGAGCTTATGAATGTATTAGAAGAAATAGAAGGTAAAGTTGTTATATGGGCTCATTGGCAAAGAGATGTACATAGGATAATCCAGGAGATATCTAAAAAATTTGGGCAAAATAGTTTTGTAGATTATTATGGTTTAACACCAATGTCAGAGCGTCAAAAAAATATACAAAAATTTCAAGATCCAAACTCACCGGTGAAATACTTTATTGGTACAACACAAACAGGTGGTTATGGTATTACACTAACTGCAGCTAGTAATATGATTTACTATTCTAATGGTTATGACTTAGAAAAAAGACAACAATCAGAAGCTAGAATAGATCGTATTGGACAACACTATCCTATGACTTATATTGATATTATGTGCGAGCATACTGTTGATGAAAGAATTGTAAAAGCTCTAAAAAAGAAAGTAGATATTGCCAGTCAAATTATGGGTGAAGAATTAAAAGATTGGATCTAAACAAAAAGTTCTTTTGCTGTAGCTAGAATAGGTTTATATTTTGTTTTACCTTCTGATCTATATGCATGTAAAAATTGTTTTCTGTCCATACCTTCCGTTACGCTGCAATGTATCCATCCACTATTAGGTTCACCTGGAGTATAAAACTCAAGAATTAATTGATCCCATTCTAACTCTCTTTTAATCCAGTCTGCAAGCTCAGCATTGTCTACACCTACAACTTCGAAGTCGGCGGCCTCAGCTTTTGCATGCTGCGAATTAACCGAGCTGCCGATAGCAACACAAAGTTCTGGTGAACGAAATCCACTGGTTACTTTTACTCTGCCGAAGTGATCACGCACTGGTTGTAAAATTTTTTCACAAAGTGTTTTTAATTTTTCTATCTGCTCGGCGTTAGGGTTGTTGTTGATACCCTTACGTATTGCTGTGTCTGATTTAGTCAGCTCTGATAAAGTAAAGTTCCGTGTAAGTTCCATTATTTTGCAACATCTGTTAGTAAAGTTATAAGAACAGCTCCCATACCTCCAACTATCCAATATTCTAATCTTTTGATTCTATCTTGCATTTCTTTTATTTGTTCAAACGTTTGCTTTTGCATAATTCTACAAAGCTTTTCATGCGATTCAATTTTTTGTAATGCAGATTTTTTAGCCATATTATCCTCTGCCAAATAGTAAATCTAATTTCTGTTGTGTTGTCAAGTTATTATAATTACTGCCTTGTACTTGAGCTGACACAGCATTAGCATCAATGCTAGGTAAATTAAGTGTTGTAGGACCTAGTGGTGTGTCTTGCATAATAACTTCTAATGGATTTGCAAACACAGGAAATTCAGCTAGATCTAAACTTAAATCTGCCATCTGACCTTCTAAATTATATATTGCATCAGCCGCTACATCAAAAGGGTTTGCAACACCTATTTTTGCAGCGTTATTTGCAAAGGCGTCTCTAACTTCTTTAGAAACACTGTAAGGTCTAAAAACATTATTCTCAATTGCATTTATTTCTTTGTTAGATATTCTATCTAATGCATTATAAAAACCAGTTTCAGAAATATTTAATAATCTTGCAGCGTCCATGTCACCTTTTAAATTTTTCTTTACACCAAACAATGCTCGGTTAGCATTTAAATATGCATCTACAACTTCTTTAGGTTCAACCGGACCACCTTTTAATGCAACTCTAGTAAATAATGATCTTGAATCCCTTACACCTTTTTGAAAATCTGCAACTTTAAAATTCATTCCTCTTTCTGGATTTACATTAACTGCTCTAAAACCAAACAATCCACCAAACTCATCACCAAATTCAAACTCTTGACCATACTCATCAAACTTACCTTTTGTAATTACATCAACAGATTTTATAGATCTATCTAATCTTTTTAATTGATCTAATGAAAAAGGCATTTGTGCTCTAACTAAGTGAGCCATAATTTTACTGTTACGATCTCCTGCTGTATCTTGATCACTATAAACTTGGAAACCTTCTCTTGTTCTACCACCTCTAGCTATAATATCTAAAGCAGCCTCAGTCCAAATAGATTCTGATATAAATGGTTGACCAAACTCTCGCATAGCTGTGAACATACCTTTTGCAAAGTCATCCATCATACCATCTTGATCTGTTCTACCCTCTTGAACAGCGTTAACTACAGTTTGTAGTGGTCTAATTAATGTATCGTATGCATTAGCATGACTAAAATCTATGTATTTAAAACTACCATCTTTGTTTTTAATAGGTAGTAGTGTAGAGTTTTTTGACCATTGAGCTGCAAATCTACGAATAGCCTCTCTTTCGTCGTCTGTAACGTCGTATAGGGCTTGAAATGCTGCTGTTGTGGCCACTGGTACAGCCGCAACTGTAGTCGTAAAACCAAATAATCTAGTATATCCAATACCTTGCATAGGTTTTACAATTGTGCCATCAGCTAAAGTTATTTCTTCATTAATCTCTCTTAGTGCTCGTCTTACAATATTTGTGCCTGTTCTAGCTATTTCTGCTGGAAAAGATACAAAGTTACCAATTGGTAATTTTCTTAAACCTTGTACAAATTCAGATACATAATCATAGTTAGGTATATTGTTTCTTACAATGTCAGCTGCTTCTTGTTTAAAAAAGGTTTCATCCAATCTAACATCAACACCATTACGTTTAAAAGATTGTCCTCTAACTAAACCAACTTTTTCATATGCTTTTTCTAATCTAGATTTTTCTATGGCCCAAGAATATATTTTCCAAAAGTCATCTTCAGCTGTGTATAGATCTTGTGATACAGATTTTAATCTTGATAATGGTTTTAATAATAATCTCATACCTTTGTCAGAGGTCATACTAGAACCAAAATCTACATCTTTTAATAGTCTAGATAAATCTCCTAGTCTTACGTTAGAGTTTACAACACCTAGTTCTAGCAGCTCTTGATACAAATCGTTTTGCATTCGTGTGCCTTTAAGTGGTGTTTGTAATGCTTGATATGCTTGTTTGATTGCACCTAGATCTGCTGCTGGTAAAATACCATTTGCTGCAGCAAAAGCTCCAGCACTTACAAAGTTACGTAAGTGTGTTACAGGTGATAAAATTGTTTTAGCAATCTGTGATGTAGCTTTAGGATACAATACTAAACTTTCATATATTCTACCAAGAATACCTTTACCTTGTGTAGTTAAAGAAGTTTGTTCCATGGCGTCTGCTATTCCAGGTCTTGCAAAAAATGGTTTGCTAATGTCACCAAACGGATTACTAGAACCGGCTTGGATATTTACATTTAAAGTTTGTGCAGGATCTATGGGTTGTATTCTTCTATAGTCATCACCAAAAAATGCTCTAGCTTCTGCTTCTGATCTAGCAAACATAGGTTGAGCTACCGCTCTTTTGTCGGTAGCATTTCTCCATCCCTCTGCTACCTCATTATTTTTTTTAATTAAATCATCATAAAATAAATTACGTCTTGTAATTAAAGATAGTTTAGCCATACCACCTATCATTGTTTGCATAGGATTTTTTTGTTTACCAAACAAATCATCAAATACTTTTCTATCTGCACTTAATTTTAAATCTGCAATAGATATTCTTCCAATACCACCACGTTTAACTGCATCATCTAATGCAGTTCTGTTTACAAAAAAGTCTGGTATATTAAATAATGCATCAGAGGGTTTATCCATTCTTAAACCTTTAGGTAGTCCAGAAGTTTTTAATACATTGTTAACAATTTGTTCTGCTTCTAAATCTGTAATGTCTTTACCTGCTTCTCTTGCACTAGATTTAAATAATGTTTTAGCATTTTCTATAGCTTCAGCTGCAGGTTTATATCTTAACCAAGGTAAAATACTTTTGTCTTGAAAAATATCATATGTAGCACCAAGGTATCCTTTAAATTTTTTACTAAATGCATCTTTAAATTTTACTAAATCTTCTGGATCTAAAGCACCACCTAATTTAGTAAACAAATTTGCCCACTTACTTCTCATAACAGATAGTCCACCAAAAATAGATTTTTCTAATTCTTCAGCAGCCTCTTTAGTTGGTGCAAATTTTTTAATTTTGTCTCTTACTTTTTTTACTGCAGCAGCATCCATGTCCCCAAATTGTGCTATCATTCTATTGCTGTCTATTACTTCTGTATATTTATTTAAATCTGCTTCTTTCATTCTTTGTATAATTAAATCTTCGGCTTCTGGTGACGCCGCAGAAAATAATTTTCTACCTTCTGCATTTAAAACTCTTTTTTCTCCTTCACGAGTTAACGTAGGAGAACCAGATACTAAAGCCTCATTTACTTCACTTAAAAATTGTGTTCTTTCTTTTGCAGTTTGTTTATTAAACACTGTTCTAATGGGTGGAAACAATTTATCTACATCAACGTCTAGTTCTCTTGATAAATTTCTTGCAACGTTGGCATCAGCTGCTTGCGCACCAATAGATTGTCTTTTTATATCAAAAAATTCTTTCGTTGTACCACTACGCGCTCTAAATTTTGAGGCAACAGTATCAATCCATCTATCTAATTCAGAGTTAGCTGTATCTAATCCTTTGTTTCTATCTGTTATTTTTTTAATAACTCTACCTGTGCCACCAATAATACCGGTAAATAATGCACCTTCTGTACCAAATTTAATTCTATTTAATATTTCTCTTGCTGCATCTGGATCTGTATCACTTCTATCTATTGCTGTTGGACCTCCAATAAGATCTCCAAACGTACCAATTTTTTCTGCATCACCTACAAATACACCTTCTGCAACACCACCACCTAATGCACCAGCAATAAATTGTCTTCCTTTACCTCTAGTAGTTAATCCTAATGCTGTGTCAGCTGCACCAACTAAATTTTTATTTCCTAGTCTAACATATTTTTTATTTTTACCTGCAAGCATTGCAGTCTTTGCTAGACCACTTGCAGATTTAAATGCAAGACCACCTGGTATACCAATGTTAACTAATGCTTCTGTAATTTTACCAGCAGCTGTTGCTTCTGCTTTTTCATCAAAATCTGTAAGATCATCAAACCATTTTTCTACAGCAGCAGCTTTACCACTGTTAACACCAAGGTCCATAAGACTTGCACCCAATGAAAAAAAACCTTTTGGTATTGCAATTAAACCTGATGCTACACCTGATAGCATAGATTCTAGTGTTCCAACTTTATTATTTTTTTCTGAAGAACTTACAAAATCTGAATAGTCGTAGTTTGAGGCCATATGTTACCTCCTATAGCTGCACTTCAATTACTTTATTTTTTTTAATAGAAACTAAAGAATCTCCAACTGTGTAGTCTCCATCAGGTAAATCTCTTCCTTTAATTTTTTCTTCTGTCCATTTTGTAATTCTATCTATAGTATTATCGTTAGGAAATTTTTCTATTAAATTTTCTTCTATTTTTGTCCAATCTGAATTTGTAACTATGTTTCCTTTAAAATTGTCAGACGCAAGATTTGCTCCAGCGTCAATAGCTGCTTGACCAGAAAGATCCTTACTAGCTGCAATTTTAGCTTCAGTAAAATCTAATATTCCTAATTCTTTTTTTCTATATTTTTCAGCAGCTTTTGGATCATCTAAACCTAGTAATGCTACTTTTTTATCAAAAGCATCTGGTCCTTTAATATCTTTTTCTATTTGTCCTTTTAATATTAATGTATCAATTGCATCTTTAGTTTTTTGAGGTTTGTCAAATGCTTTACCAGTTGATTGTATAATTCGATTAATTAAACTGCCATCTTTTATAGCTCCTTTTAAATCTCCACCTGCTTCGTTAACAGCTGCACTAGCTGCAAGTAAAGAATCATAAGCAGCTTGTTTATTCATACCTTTAATATCTACAATGTCTCTATACTCTTGAAGTTTTTTAGCTCTTTTTTCTTTGTCAGTTAATTGAACACCACCACCACCTGTTTTAATTGTTGTTGTATCTTCTACTTCTTCTACGTTACCACCTTTATTCTCTAGCTCTGTAATCTTTTCTTCTACATTCATAGACGGAGTAGTAAATCCTTTTTTAGCACTTGTGTCGAATCCAAAAAATTTAGCAACATTAGGGTCGTATCCAGTTTGTTTACTAAAATTTCCACCAGTTAATGTGTCTACAAATTTAGTTCCAGAAAATCCTGGGTTATAACCAAACAGTCTTGCTGCAGTATTAATAGGAACAGCTCCTAAATCATATATGCCAGCTAGTGCAGCATTAGGTCCATAATTTACAAAACCAGTTCCTGCTTTTGCAATAGGTGTTTCACTAAATTTATATTGATTTTGAGGTTGTACACTTCCTGCCTGATTATACTTTTGTCTAGGTTCTTTAATACCAGACATAATCCCCTCTTTAATGGGGCCTCCGTATCTAAACATTGGTCTATTTAATGGTTTCATAATTACCTACTTAAATATTTTTCCGTACAACCCACCAACACCTAAAGCTGTAGATAAGGCAGTTGAGAACGGACTTGCTGCTTGCGGTTCCATATATTGTTGTCCTGATACACCACCTGCTAAACCAGTTAATGCATTGCCGTATTGACTTAATCTTCCGTAAGGTTCATAAGCTGCAGTTTGTGCTGCTTGTTGATCAGCACCTAACATAGCTTGGTTCATACCTTGTCTTAATGCACCAAGACTTCCTAATGCAGAAACATCTGCACCCATGTTTTGTCTTTGGAAATTAGATAGACCATATTGTTGACCAGCTAGACCAGATTGTAGACCAGCTAAATCAGAGCCTTGTCCAAATAAACCTCTTTGCATGTTAAACAAGTCTCCTTGATTTTTAAAATTTTGTTGTGCTAATTGATTTGCTTGCGTAAATCCTGATTGTAATAATTGTGCTTGTAAAGCAGCTCTGTTTGCTAATCTATCTGCATCGTACTGACCTAACATTGCTCCTTCTCTACCACCACCAAAGTTTCCAGAATCAAATGCTGCATCTCTAATAGTTTGTGCTCCTTGTGCACCTCCTCTGTCATACTCTGCAAGAGTAGTATCAATAACTTGTTGTTGATAAGGTGACATGAAAGGTTGATAAGCACCAGCACCTGTCATGCCGGCTGCACCTTGTGCAATACCACCTGCTCCTGTTTGAAAAGCACCTAGTCCACCTACGGTTCCAGCTGCTTGTTGTTGTGCAGCTTGTGCTGCAGATAAAAACGGTTGATAAGATCCTACACCTTGTTGTGCAATGTTAATTGCTTGAGACTGTAAAGGGTCTTCACCAGCAACAAATTGTCTACCAGTGAATTTACTTGTATCAATAGGTGCCGAGTAAGTGGCTGTCGCCTGTGTTGTGTAATCTTTTATTGCCGGTTCTATAAAATCTGATATTGCCATTATGCTATCCTCGATTGTAACATTTGTTGTTGATCATACATTGCTTGTGCACCCTCTAATCCTTGTGAATCCTCAGAAACTTGTCCACCTTGTTCTAAGTTTTTCATTAAATTTTCCATAACTTCAGCGCCTTTATCTATATCGCCGTCTCCTGCATTTCTAACAGCATCTGCTGTAAATACAAACTCATTTTTAGATAGTCTAGCGGGCACATCGTCAGCTTTTTCTTTTTCACCCATTGCTACAAAACCACCTTCGTTTCTATAATCTTTTTCCATACCACCCATGTCGATCATTTCTGACGCTTCTTCAGTTTCCATGATCCCACCATCAGCTCTGTTTACTCTTAAAATATCTTTTAATACTTCAACACCACCAAAAGGTTCTGTGCCTCTAGACTCTATATCGAAACCTAAGTTTTTTAATTTAAATATTTCTAACATAGAGAAAGGGCTTCCTCCATTTGAGTAACCTATTCTACCACCATTAGCTGCCATAGCCATAGGTTGTTCCATACCTGCACCTTCAGGTGCTTGTTGTTGCATTACTGCTTTTACAAATTGTTCAAAAGATAGTGTGCCACCTTTGTTTTTGTATTTTACAAATTCCATCATAAGCATTTGTTGTGCTTGTTGTTCACCAGCACCACCACCCATATTTAGCATAGCTCTACCACCT